TTGCCTTTGAAATCCTATTGTTCCAGTAGGTGTAAGTCTTATAACATTTACTCTTGTATTTAAAGCCGAAGATGAACTGGAGTGACTCACTCCAATATAAACATTTTGACTCGAATCGGGAACGTCTTTAGATGCCGTTTCATATCTTTCTACTGAAATATGATTTGCAAAAATATAAGTATTTGCTGGATAATTTACTGCCCAATAAATATTTCCATTAGATTTGTGTCTATTGATTATTCTTGCTGTATTTGTAAGTGTCGTAGAAGTGTTTGAATCGGCACCAACTGTAATTATTTGTCCATTGCTCGTATTACTAAAAGTACCTGTTATTCCTCTATACCTATTTGTTGATATGGATATCCATCCGTTAGCTAAACCGGATGCAGCTGAACCCACTCTATACAATAAATAAGTCGCTATAGAAGTTAATGAACTTGATCTAGGCATTTTATCCGAATGTTGACAATTGACCTAATACTGTCCATGTACTAGATGTTCTCACTAAAGAAAAAACAACCAAGTCTCTTTTATTAGCATTTCCTGTTGGTGTGGTTCCGTTTGACCAATTTATAGTTTGTGATGTACCATCAATTTGTAATGCACTAGGTATGTAAGCTGTAGCACCTTGAATTAAGATTAAAGATACCACTATAACTCTGTCATTTGTTGAAGGTACATTTGTTATATTTGCAGTAAAATTTGCTGATATAGAACTATGATAAAACAATGAACCTAAAGAAAAATTATGTGCTACTGTTCCAGTAGCACCGGTTATTGTTTGTAATTTTTCTATTGATTGTTGTAAATTAGTGTTTCCAGAAATTGTTAAGTCGCCAGAAATTGTTCCACCAGAAGTTGCAAGTTTCGTGTTTGAAGAAGTAAAGGCTCCATTAGCATAACTACCTGCACTTATAGCATTTGTATTTGCAGTATTTGCTTGATCAAAACCAGAATTGGCATATGATCCAGCACTTACTGCTTTTTGATCAGCAGTGTTAGCCGCAGCAAAAGCTCCATTAGCATAAGAACCACTTGAGGTTGTTGTAAAAGATAAATTTCCTAAACCATCAGTTGATATGAATTGACCACTAGAACCTCCAGTAATTTTCACATTACTTATAGAATTCAAGTTTGAACTACCAGAAATACTTAGACTATTTGCCGTTATATTATCAAACGAATAGTCTAAGGTTTCATCTATAACATCCGGTTTTATTTTTGTTAATGCCATTTTAGTTTTTTAACCATCTAAGAGTTTTGTATTATTTTCTTTATTCACAGATAACATGTTTGTAAATATTTGTTGAGTTGCCTCATTCGATTTAACCATCTCATTTCTGAAACTTTCTACGGCAGCTCCAGTTTGTCTGGACATACCTGAGTTTTCGATTAACAACATTGGGATGAATGTCATTGCACAATTCCACTCCTCAACTTGTTTTCCGGTATTTATGTCGTACCCTTCCACTTTAGCAAACCACGCACATTTGAATTGAACACATTCTTCTTTTAAGATGGGGCAAAAACTTCCTGGTTTTAATTGCATAATAAATTCTCCTTTAAACGAACCATGTAATAATAGAATAACGAGTGCCTTTAGTTACAGGCATAATTTCATGTGGGTACATAAAGTTTGATGGAAACAAAATTACGGAACCTTTTTTTAATTTGTATTTTAATTCTCTGTTAAAGAAAGCAAATTCTCCGCCTTCATAATCATCATTAATAGCAAAAGAACAAGAAATCGATCTTGGATGTTTCATATAAGAATCGGTATGTTCTGAATAAAATTGTCCTTCTTCATATTTTAATAAGTCGTAACCAGAATCTTGTTCTATATTACATAAAGGAAATATATTATTGTATTTTCTTATTATTTGATTTGCAACTTTAAAAATTCTTTCGTCAATAAATTTTCTAGTTTCTAAATTTATTGAAATAATTTCATTTTGTGAAATAGGAATTGTGTTTACGTTTCTAACATTTAAATTCATTTGATCATATCCTACTCCAGCTTTAACCCAATTTTCACTATCTTCATATTCTTCTATGATTTTATTACACAATGAATCTGGAATTACATCTTCATACACTTGAATAAAATCTAATAATTTGCTATTAGATTCTGTTTTATAATTTTTTGGTGTTGGTATTTGTGTCTGATTTGTTTTTATTTTTTCTTTATTGTTATCTTCTAGTTTTTTTTGTTTATCAAAATAAGCATAAGATTTATCGCCTCTACTTCTTACATAGTGTAAAAATACTTGAACATATTCTCTACCAACAAACTGGTTTCTCCAATGATCCGCAGCACAACCCAAATAGAGCATAGCATCACCGCATTTTAAATTTAGTTCAACTTCTTTACCGTCTGGAGTTTCAATATAAATTGGCCATTCAGCATCACCGTCTAAATGAACGGTTAAACTTATTTCACAAGCATCTCTATCTCTATGTCTCTCCAAAACACTGCCGTTTTTATAGACTCTAGCATAACTGTATGTTGGTAAAACGGTTTCTCCTATAATAGAACTTACAGTAGGAACTTTATCACATAACATTTCTAAAAAATCTATAAAATTATAGTCAGAAGAAGAATTGGGAGCTTGATTGTCTCCACAAATTTTATTTTCTTCACAATGAGATTTAAAATTTGAAGCCATAACTTTTGCTGCAGCTTCACTTATAAAGTTTGGTATGTAAATGTAGTTATTTTCGGTCAATCCATTATTCATAATATACTCTTTTAATAATTAGGTGTTATTATTTTCTGCTGCTTCAGCTGCTAAATTTTCATTATATTTTTGCAACCAAACATTATAACAATTTATAGCCCATTGAGGTAATTCTGTTATTTCCATGTTTGAAGCACTTGATCTAAATTCTATCCAACCTGTTCCTTGACCATATTGTAAACCATTTAAATGTGAATTTTGTTCATCTGGCCAAATAGGATTATTCCATTGTAATGCATGTATATTACTTGGTATTTCACAACCAGATAAATCTAATTCTGTTAAAGGTTTCATATCAGTAACAACAGTTCCATCAATGGGAATTATAGTTAATTTGTGAGTTTGAATCATAAAAAATACCTCTTTTAAAAATAAATTATTTATTATATAGTGTTAGTTATAAGAAGCAATAATGACATCAATATAATTTACACCAACTGAAGAATTTGGACCAAAAACATTTCCACTAGCTGTAACAGTAAGTGTATGATTATGAGCTCCTGAACTTCCTACAGCTGTACCCATTGCAACAGCAGAACCAATAGTAATTACAACTGAAACAGCTGGAGATATTGGAGAAGTTGCATTTACCGGTGTAGTAGTCGTTCCTGATATTGCGAATCTATTTGTAGAAGGTGCGACAGGGTGTAAATGGAAAGGCAAATCACTCATAGCTAAAGTGTAATTTCCTACTGTATAAGGCGCCACTACATTTGAATATGTATATGCTGTTGCAGTAAACGCTGTTGTAAAATCTACAGATCCACCAGAAGTTAAGCTAGAACCGTTTACTATTCTGAGTGCATGATTATCATAATTTGCGGTTTCTTTTGTCCAACCAGTAGGAGCAGAAGTTTGGTGAAAAATAGTTTTAGTTCCGGAATCAAAAATAGCCATATTTAACTCCTTACTGCTATGATAGTATCAACATATTTTATGTTTAAGTTTATTTCTGAATTAACACCACCTTGATTAATAGTACCTGTAACTGCAACTGTTCCTATAGGGTGAGTATGTCCTGAACCACTACCAGCTGGAGTATAAGTAATAGGAGGACCGGCCGCTGCTCCTACTGCATCTTCGGAGCCGCCGCCTCTGCGAGTTGAAGTTGCACCTGGATGATTTATACCCAAATGTCGGTGAGATACTAAACTGGCATTATCGATTGTAGTTGAGTTTACAGCAGAATACGTGATTGGTCCAGGAACACTAATACTGTTATAATTTTTAAAAACTGTAGAAAAAGATTCACCTGTAGTTCTATTTACAACAGAACCAGTAGTAACTCTTAGTGCATAATTATCGTATGTAGTATCTTTAGTCCACCCGGTTGGTGGAGTGGTCATTTTCATTACTGTTCTAGAACCTGAAGGTATAACTAATGCCATATTATGTCCTTGTTGCCAAAATAGCCTCTACATATTTAACACTAAAATTTATAGTGGTAAAAGTTACAGGACTTGTTGCTGGATTTAATGGGTGACTGTGAGCGCTTGATGGGGCTGGACCACTAGTAGGATTGGTAGCAGGAGTGCCGGGGTTTGGAGTCACCACACCCGGACTAAATTGATTAGCAAATCTTCTAGCAGTTGAAGGTCCTGCCAATAAATTTCTTCCTACGTTTGTTGTATTTGGTGTTGGATGGGGCGCATGATTGTGTACAGGAATTTGACCTGTAGCAAGAGAGGTTCCTCCTACTGTTCCAGTCATAGATAAACTACCCGATAAAGTTTTAGATGACATAACAGAAGTAAACCCTGATGACCCTCCACTCGATACAGATCCAGTAACACATCTTAAAGTATAATCATTGTCGGAAGTATCTTTAACCCACCCTGTTGGTGCTGTTCCTTGCAGAACAAATACCATAGTAGCGCCTTGGTAATTGGATTGTTCGGGGTCGACTGCACCACCAGAAATTATCGAAGAAAAAACGAAAGTGTTTAAAGAATTTATTCTAGGCATAATTATCCAAAGGTAGCTTCAGATCCAAAAACGGACCATGCGCCGCCACCTGTACGAAGTAAAGTAAATGAATAAAATTCTGTTTTGTTTGCAGTTGCAGTTGGTGCTGTTCCTCCAACCCAA